CATCTTCTCCGTTGCGGAACTGCTCAACCACATCATCCTGCCCTGCCAACCAGACGAGGACACGCGCCTCAATCTGAGAAGAGTCACAGTTGATAACGATGTGGTCGTCAGGCGCTACGACTGCATTCTTTAAGGCTTTCTTTTTCTTATCTCTACTTGGTAGATTTTGGAAGTTAACCTTATCACTGCCTGCCCAGCGACCAGTATGCGCTCCGTAGTATTTGAGTGGGATTGGTAGGCGTCCTTTGTTACGTTTGCCAACATCAATGAATCTCTCAATCCTTGATTCTTCGATGGTAGATTTTGTGCCGAGTCGCACCGCGCATAGCTGTTGAATAAATGGGTCATCATGTTCTGTGAGTTTTAAGAAGCCTTCGTCGTTCTTTGCCAACGCATAGGTCTGCTTGCCTGTTGTCTTGCTTTCTTTCATAGGGACTTCAACCCCGCGCTCAACTAACACTTCAGCAAACTGTTTATTACTGGCTAGTCGTTTACGCACCGCCTCTGCGGTCTCACATTTTAACCTCTCCATCAAGCCTTCAAGCAGTTGCTCTTTCTCGTCTTTCAGTTCGTCGTAGCGCTCTTGCAGTAGCGCATCATCGACAAAGAACACAGGGTGCGTGAACATCCGCAGTGTCATGTCGATCAGCTTCATCTCGTTCTCAGGAAACGCGCTCGACAATATCTTGAATAGCTTGAGGGTTAGGTCAACGTCGTTCTTGCAATACTCTGCGTATCGCTCGAGTTCTTCTTTGTTGAAGTCAAGTCGTGCCTTGCCTTCAGCGGCAATCACTTCCTCGCCCTTAACTCCAATCTCGTAGCGGTCAGCCAACGCCTTGAGTGAGCCACCTGCCTCAACGCCATGAATTGCTCTCGCCATACATAGAGTGTCGAACATGAACGCGGGCGTGATGCCGTAGATCCAACTAAGAATTGCTCCATCGAAGAGGGTGTTGTGGCACAGAAGCGCGCTGCTGCCCCAATCAAACGACGCTAAGAATTCTTTTAGCTTATCCTTACCGCCTGATACCCAGACAGTCGGTTGCTCGTCAACCTTCACACCCACACCGATAACTTCAAAACGCTTATCGCGTATGTATTCCTCAGTGGTCTGATGCTTGAAGCCTAGCTTGATCTTGCTATCGTAGTAAGTCTCAAAGTCAATCGTTATCAGTGACATTTGGTTTCTCTAAAAGTTTTTTGTAGTACAACGCAGGGAATGGCGCTTTCTTCTCTAAGAGTGTTCGCAACCATTCCGCACCACCAAGCTGGTTAAGTATCAACCACTGCTTGTCAGTCATGCGTACCTGCCTTCCAATAAGAGGCGCAGGGGGTTTGGGTCTCGGCAATTTTCTCTCCTTAGTAACTGGTCTCTAAATAGCATCCCACTGAGTCATGGGTCGCTATCTAGCAAAAAGTACAGATACAAAAAAAGGCATGGCGAACCATGCCCTCGGGGTTTACTTCAGTGTGGCGATTTCACGAGAAAGATACCATTGCGCTTTGCGCAAGTCTTCTAACTGATTGCCCTTGAGTCCTGACCTAGTAATGTATTTGACGACATTACCCAAGTTATACCCAAGCTTCTTCGCCTCGATAAAGTCGATCGTCTCGATGCCCCCTGCCGTGTAATGCGTAGGGTGATTAACTGGGTCAGCTTTCACTGGCTCAAACTTAACTGGGGCAGGTGCAACGCCCACGACCTCGCCATGTTCTACAGCATAGTCCTCAACTGGGATGCCCATCTTCTGCGCCATGATCGCTTGTGTACCTGTTAGGCGATAGAGTAGCTTGCCCTCAGGCTTAGACTCTCTGTTCATCTTCTTCGCCTTGCTCATCAGCACATAGGCGTATGACTTGGCGATGCCTAACTTGGTTACCACTTCTGCGGTCTTGATCTTGGGATTAATTTCAAGCATCTTGCGAACTTGTAATATACGATTAGTTTTCTTCATGTGCCTTCTCCTTTTTGGTTTGGCGTTTAATTGATACGATTCCAACACTATGTTGGTCTCGTGCTTCCTGCATAGCATCCGCGATCTCATACGCAGTCTGAGTTATTTGGTCTGACAATCCTCCTCTCATGATTAAACCAACTAACGCAAAACCAGCGTGTAGGTCACGCAGATTGCTACGATCTTCTTCATTCATAACTGTTCCAATAGGCGCGTTAGCGCATCAATGTTAGTCTCATCAATGACAAGGGTGAACCCACCATGTCCACGAATGGCTGACATATGTTTCTCTTGTAGGGCAGTAGGCTTGTTGCCGTTTGCTTTCGCTTCCACCCCGATGAACCTCCCCTTGTAACAAATCACAAAGTCAGGGACACCTGCCGAACCATAGCCAGTACCAATCGGCATGGTGAAGTAGGCTCCCTTTGCATGAAGAATATCTTTGATCTTCTTCTTGACTGTACCCTCAGGCGTCATTTTGTATCCCACCCTTCAGTGACTCTAAAGTTGGTCGATCTACAACTAAACAGAAGTAGGTCTCGCTCGCTCTCCACCCAACCTCATCGAGTTCGGGGAAGTCGGTGTTTGTATAAAGTGTCATCCTAATGATTCTTGAATCGAGCATGTACCTCCCCTCACTGGCAAGAATCATTGCGAACTTAGACTTCAATACATCAGGCAAAGTATCATCTGTATATATGCGATGAAACCCATCAGCCACATACACGATGTACTGCTCGTCTACCTTACGCACAGGCAAACGAATCAACTCCCATTTCTTGGGATGAACCACAGGACTCAGTTCCCCAATCAAGTGGGGCATGGGGTAGCCATCCATGAGTGTTCGTAGTTCGTGGGTTGACCGCCATAAAAGAATACTGCATCAAGCCCCTCGTCATACTTATCCATGATCGGGAAGTTCAACACGCCAAGCCTGCGACATTCTTTAGTTTCATAAGAGACTTTCATCATTGTCATCAACGGCACTAACTCGGGGTACTCTTCAATCGTTCTGACTCGCTTGAAGTCTTCAATGATCTCGTACTCCATCTTGCTTGTATCACTGTGCAATACAGTCATTTTGAATTTGCCTATGAGTAAGTGCTTGTAGTCGTCTATGCCAATGAGATAGAAAGGATTCTTAAAGAACCGCTTGGACTCTTCTCTCTTTATATCTCGTATCTTATCAGCTTCTTTGTAAATGTCAAGTGTATTTTTACATTTATTTAGGTCTAATGGTACAGAAAGACCATTGGTACTTTCCCCTAGTAAGGTTGCCAACATTGCATGGATCTCGTCAGGCGTAAAAGAGTTTTGCTTATCGCTATTACCCATCGACTGACGCAGGGCGTGAACACCGCTCCTGACCATCTTGATTTTGTTATCCATAATGTCTTTCTTACTGCGCACAGCAGCTTGACGCTTTAGTACCGCCATCAATGAAGAAAGTTTTGTACTACGAATAGTCTCTCTATCAGACTGATCTTGCCCACGAGACTTAGCATAGAAAGGTGAGCGATAACAATACTCTAACTGATCGTTGTTAGCCCCACCTACCTTTGTAGTCCATACCTTACACACTGCCAGACCATTGGTGTAGCACATCATGTAAGAATCTTTATCTGTTTGTGGATAACCCACATTCATTACTTTGCCCATGACCTTCAAGCCATACTTGAATTGCAACTCACGCACCAGTGGGAGTACATTTGAAGCAAGCAACTCGTTCAGTTCTTCCTCAGAACCAAACCCATCAAGATAATATCTATTCATCATATCTCTCTCTCTCCTTAAAAAGTTACTGTTCGTGATGCTTTGATCGAGAACCCCAACGCCTCGATCTTCTTTATCACTTGTACTGTTAGAGTCTTAGTCCCTGCTATGTCTGCAAACAGTTGCGCCTTCTCGCATATGGGGTAGTACTTCGTTACCCCATACACATCCTTCACCTCCACTTCAATAACATTAGTCATACTGCTCTACCTCCACTCCATCAACCATGACTGTGTAGCCCCACTCGCTAGGCGGATACGGCTCTCCGTTGGTGTACTCAACTTTCTTGAACACCTCATCGTTCTGTTTGTATATCTCCTTGTTCAGTCTGCGCTTGAGATTCAAGAACATCGTATGTGGTGTGTCCTCGTATGCGCTATACCTTGAGTACGATGTATCAAGAAACCTCGTTACATTCCAACGCATACTGCCGACATCCCACGCATAGATATAGAGCATTGCCGCATCAAGTGGTGCGGTACTAAGAAGCTTGTCAGCCTTGTCTTTAAAGATCTCCCAGTTCTGATGCCTGCGTACCTCGGGCTTATCCGTATGCTCATCAAGCACTTCAACCATCGTCTTGACAAACACGTCATAGTCCATCGCCTTGGTCATCACCTCAGTCGTCATGTAGAAGTCTGAGAACCCAGTAAGCAAAGTCTTGCCTACCTTGCGATCGACCTTCCTACCAATGACCGTGATTGGTTTGGTTGGTTGCATAGTTTCACAGTCGATGCGCATACCCTTGTAGATTGGAATCACGCTACGCTTGCCACTATCTCCAAGCCTACTCCACCATATCATCCCACCTCTGCGTGAGTCGGTACATAGGTATCCGCTAGAGTAAGTTGATAAGATACCTCGATCACCCTGACCATATTGCTTGGCAGTGAACTCAAACGTATTGTCAGGACGCACAACGCCAAGTATGTTTGGATATACATCGTAGCGATAGTATTCCCAAGTGCCATCATGTTGTTGGTAGTTGTGCAGTCGTGCCATACCTTGCTTGGCATACTCGTCATGCTCTGCCTTCGTCAGAGTAATGTGTTTCCAGTTCATACCATGCACGATGTCAAACACGCGTTGTCCCTCCTCGTCTCGCACAAGAAAGTATTTGGTGTTCTGTTTGCGACTACCAATAGGGAATCTATTTACAGACCCACGATAGGGTGGAACGCTATGTGAGATGCTATTGAGCCTCGTGTAGTTCAGTCCTTGCATTTGTTTTCTCCTTTATTAAACTCATCGATAAGATTTAAAACTAATCGCCAACCTTCTTGGTTAGCATCGTCCTTTAGCATTTCTGATAATGCTATTAAGTGCGCCCACTCGCCATGAATCCTAATCAGACCTCGTGCTATCGTCTCCTGTATTTTCCGAAAGTTCTCCTGATCGTTTAGAGATATCTCCTTCCACTCTTCCTCCATTTTTAGCCTCCAGTTCATCAATCTTGATCAGCACTTGTCGCCACAGATCAGGGTGCAGATTACCTACACTCATCAGTTGTTCCAGCGCATAGAGATGCGGTGCGCTAGGAAAGTTTGATATGACACTCCTAGCTATTTCATCCACATATCGGTATTGCAATTTGCTTTGTCCTTTCGTCTTAGCTACTGCATATGCGGTTGCGGTGATGCTCAACCACCATGTATCAATCGTCACCGAACATAACCTTCTTACCCACAGGTGGTTCAAAGTCACGGCGCTGCGTAACCATCCACAGAGTTGGGTCAGTAATCTTCCAGTTGATGTCGTTCTCTACATACCCGTCAGTGAACACGAGAACACACTCGGCTTTGAGTTTGTTCTTAACTACGTAGTCACTGACGCATGAGACGTGAGTCCCGCCACCGCCTAGTGGTTTGAGCAACTTGGCAATATCGTTGTAGTTGTCCCGAAAGATTTGTTCACCATGCACAACGGTATCCCACCAAAGAACACGCACCGCTTCGGGCTGACAGACCTCGCAAATTGAAACCAGTTCGGTAGCGAACTCGGTTATCTCTGCACTGCCTATCGAGCCTGATGTATCGATGGCTACGATGATCTCACCGATGCTCTCGTTGATCACGCTTGGCAAGTAAATGTCATTAGCCATCTGACGCTTGTTCATGCGACGCCATGTGAACTCATCGTTACCTTTGGTTGATGCGGATACAAACTCACGCAATGCTTCACGCCAATCGATCTTGGGTTCCAACAACTCAGAGATAACTCTAGGAATCTTTGCACCCATACGACCTGCAAGCATCCCGCCTTCACGCAACGCTTTGTCGATGTCGCCCATTACTTCCTTGGCTTCCTCGGGTGACAACTCACGACCAATGAAGTCATGTTCGTCTGACTGAGAGATGTCATAGGTCTTGCCGTTGACTGTGATCGTATCTTCATCACCAAAGACTTCGTTACCATCACCATCGTTAGATTGTTTCCCACCCGATGGTGGGGGATTACCTTGACCCTTACCGCCTTGACCACCACCGCCTTTGCAATGCTTCTTGAGATAGTTGTATACCTCACGCATCGACCAGTCGTGAAACATTGGGTCATAGACAGAGCCTTCAGTTGGCAACGCTACGAGTCGCTCACTTGTGCCTGCGACAGTCCCATCAATACTGACGATGATGTCGTTCACAACAAAGTCAGCCGCGATGTTGGCTAGCTTATGATTCTCTCTGAACATGGCAGAGCCAAACACAACGTGCTTCAAGGCTACGTGAAGATTCTCATGGAGGATAAGCCCACGCACATTGGGTTCACCTGCGAGACTCTCCAAGAACTTACGACCATACCTCTTGTTCACACCATCGGTGTAGGCAGTAGGTACATTCTCCTCGACTGAGGATGTTCCCATCAACATCACGCCTGAGTAAAGCGCAGTGGATGGATGCTTCATTAGCGTGATATGCCCACGCTTGATTCGGGTTTCTTGCTTGCTCATCATGGTCTCCAATAAAACAAATCTAACAATAGAACAATCATTCCTAACAGGAACAACACTCTTACTACCTTCTCTGATGCAGTGAACATCACTCGACCTCCTTGAACTCAATGAAGTCGTCGGTCTCGGTCACCTTGATAGTGCCTTTGGCAATCTTGACCAACAAGTCGCAGGTCACCATGCGATGATGCTTTAACTCACC